TTTGTGTTTGTTCTATCTCCACCATTACAGAATATCACTTTATCATACATTTGTAAACACTTGTATATCGCCATGTTAGATGAGTTATCAGTATCATCATATGTAATCGTCAAGTCAACTGGTTTAAGTTCTTTAACGATTGCTCTTCTCTCTGACATTGGTAAGAAATATTTTCCTTTCTTACGAATCAACCAATCATCAGAATTTAATCCAACACATAATGGTATGTTTGGATTTAGTTCCTTTGCATTTTTAAAATATGCGATATGACCTGTGTGTATCGGGTCAAATCCACCTGTGACTAAAACGATTGCACTCATAATAAAACTGCGACTTTACTTGTTGCGATAATCATTAAAAATGTTAGCATAATTACTACATCCCATTGTTCATGTTCTATGTAGAATGGAATACAACATATATCAGCGACAACGTGCATAATCGCACCATAAAATGCCGACACATGCAGTATCACAAAGTATGCTGCAATAATCAAAATTGATCCTGTGATTCTTGATATGACTAATGGTTTCATTTTAAAAATTTAAAAATTGTTGATCTGCTTGTTGATACAGATATGATAGATTAATCGGTGGTAGTATTGGATTGACTTCCCCAATATTACACTCATAGTAATCTCCTTCTTTGAGTGCTATCATAGCACCATCAGCACCTTCTTCATACAAACTTCTTGCGTGTTCATCTTCCACAACTACAACTCTCCTTGCTGTAAGGTCGATGACGAGTAACCAATCAAATGTGCTGATTTGTTTGAAGTCCTCTACAGTTTTTGTCTCACTCAAAAATGATTTAACTTTGAACTTTTTAGTTGCTTTTGGATCTTTAACTTTGTAAAAAAGATTCTTACCCATTTTAAGTTCGACCTTCTGATCTTTCCACTCAAAGTCATAACCATTTTGGTCAACTCTGTCAATGTCAGAAAACTTATCCAAAGCTTTTTCCACCATTGTTGCCCTTGCAAAGTTGTCTGCATTTGATGTGAATCCTCTATCTGAGTATAAAGAATCAACGACTCCAAATACTCGATTCCAATCCACTTTTGTTTCTAACTGTTCAATAAAATTCATGACTACCTTGTGATAACTGAAGTTGCTGCTTGACCTTGATTGAATATTGTATCAACCACTGCCTCAACCTTTCTTGCAGTAGAGATACCAACCTTAGAATAGACAGGGATGCAGACAAGTCCGAACACTTTATCAGCATTTCCCTTACGAATCACACGACCAATCGTTTGACTGATACCTATGTAATCCATAGACCTCATGAATAAAACTGCTTCCAGACCATTGACGTTGATGCCCTCTGAGAGTATGCTGTGATGTAGTACAACAAACTTCTTGTCGTTTCTACCCCACTCATTAAGTGTATCAAAGAATGTTTCTCTGTCCACCTTTTCTCCGTCAATAACTGCACCAGTTTTAGATGTGATAAACATGTAAGAGTAACCACGAACTGCTAACTGTTTTACAAAGTCAGTCTGTGATACAAGTGCAACGATTTGTTTTGTTGACTTAGCACATATCAATACTTTATCTTTATCAAGATTATCGATAGCATCAATCATCTGCTCATTGTCTCTGTCTGCAACCAACTCATCTTTATCAAGTATTTTGGTCTTGTAAACTTCGACCTTTGGTGGTAGTATGTAACCTTGCTTGACTAACTTTGGTGCAGGTACCTGACATATTACATTACCAAAGATGTCAGTATCATTCATACCAACTTTCATAGGTGTGAGACTATGCTTTGGTGTTGCTGTAAAGAAGTATGATCTCTCAGCATATATTGAGAAATACTCTACAGGTTCAATAAAGTTTTTCTGTACTGAGTTGTGTGCTTCATCAAAATAGATGGTGTCAACTTCAATATCAAGTGACTCCTGTATCTTGTGTAGTGAATGATATGTAGTGAAGATTAATATATTCTTGGTGCTGTTATGATACCATTTTTCAAGTTCATCAGTCTTAGTTGTACTGAAATGATGTGTCTCTCCACTATGAACATGTGCTACATCAACATTCGTGATAAACTCTAGAAACTCTGATGATAATTGGTTAGCAAGTAGAATACGAGGAGCAACAACTACAATAGTCTTATTGACGTATGATCTGCTAAATTCATTCATAGCATCATCAATCATACACATTGTTTTACCACCACCTGTGGGAACAATTATCTGACCTTTAGTGTTACGAAGCATCGCTTTAACTGCTTGCTCTTGGTGTGGTCTTAGTTGCATAGATCTCCTTTTGATATATTCATTGTAGCAGTTTAGTCAACGGTGTCTCTATCTGATGTGACACCTTTTGATGTGGTACATGATCTTCAACCGATCTCTGAGCAATGGATACTGCATCAGGATTAACGTCAGTTGTGATACAATTCCTATTCAAATTTAATGATGCTAGTGCAGTTGTACCTGATCCACAAAAAGGATCAAACACCCATCCGTCAGGTGGACAAGATGATTTAATAATTCTCTCAAGAAGTTTCAAAGGTTTCTGTGTAGGATATTTTCTTTTATTCTTCTCACTTCTTGATATAAAATAAACATCATCCCAAAAGTTTTGAATAGGAACACCTTTAGATTCATGTGAATATATCTTCTTGTATATCATATTCTTACCAAAATGTAAAAGGTTCTGTTCATCTAGAGTGGTTAATTTGTCCACTGATATTCTGTAACCATATTGTGGATTATATCCCTTATACTCATACTTCTTACAAGGTCTACTCTTTTCACCAGTAACCTTTGCTAGTGCATAGAATCCAACTTCATCTTTATTTTTAAAACTATTCTCTGCGTACTTAGGATCTAGTGGTACATATTGTACATCAAAATATGGTTTACCTTTTTGCAATACCATAATACTATCAACAATATTACCCCAACCATTTTTAATATTATTTTTCGGGCCAGATCGTTTCCATGAGATATTTGTATAAAATGAATCTCTTATCTTATTATTCAACTTAGAAAGAACTAGAGCATTACCTATGAAATTATTATGTAAATATAACCAACCATTAGTATTCAGTTTATTGTATGCTAGTGTGATAATATTCGCATACCAATCAATATAATCATCGAAAGAATCCCAGTGGTCAGAGAAACTTTTTTCCTTACCATCCTCTTCTAACATAACAAAATCTCTCTGTAATCCAAAAGGTGGATCCATATAGACCAGATCAAATGTCTGGTCTATATTAATCATTTCTTCGGCAGATTGTTGTAGAATCTTTATATCAGGCATAAGAGATTGTTTTACATTCAATATACTCTTTCACTAATTTGTGAACAGCATCTTGTTGTAATTTTAGCACAACTTGAGAGTTTTTGTTAGACTTAGAGAGACCAAGAAATGCGTTGATTCCATTGTTTGAAGTTACTCTCAATCTGATACCATAATCATGTTTCACACCATCTTTAATAAAGATAACTTTGCGTGATGATTTTGCTCTCTTAGATGATACTAACTTAATAGAATCACATTCTCTAGCAAGTTTAATTGCAGGATGATCTTGAGGATCGAATTGATAAAGAATACTGTTTTCTTTATCATTTACGAAAACATAATCAATACCATGAGCAATGGAATCAATGACAAGATCACGAATCTGATCTTCACTTAGAGAATCAAAAGCATCACTACAAAGAGATGCAAACTGTTTTCTAACCCCATCAACTGCGTATTGACGAGCATAGGTATCTTCTTCACGAAGAATTTTTACCATATCTTTGAACCCATCAAAGTGAGTATCAAAAATAAAATTGTAACGACTGGTATTTAACCAATCAAAAGAACCAGAAGATAATCTCTTCTTATCCTTTGCAGATAGTTTGAGTGAACCAGCGACTGCATCTTCTTTATGCTTAGTTCCTCCAACTGTTTTTACTTCATCGGGGAAGTAATTGATACTGTTCAGTATTTGTGCAGTTTTGCCTTCATTAGCAATTCCGCTGTAATGGACGGATCCATCAGTTTTAAAAGTCATGATTTGAAACCTCTCGGTAATTTAGATTAACGTGGTGGAGTTCCACCAACAAACATAATATAGCACCCCTCAACTATAAAGTCAAGAGGTGTGTGCCACTTTTCTGATTGATCCCTTTAAAAAATTATAGTGTCTCCCGAACAACCCATACAGAGTATGTATGTAATTTCATATTTCTATTTTACTCATCATAACAATTCAAAGAAACCTATGAGAGAATTATCTTTAACTATTACATCATACTCTTTTGATTGTTTCAAGTCAGCATATTCCATTTCCTTTACATCCTTACCATTTAAATTGCAAGAACCTTGAAGTGCTATCACACAAGAATATTCATGATTAGATTTAATTGTACCTGTGTCTAGCAGTTTTGCGTTCCATTGATCTGTTTTTTTCCAAGAATTAAATGAGATAATTTTTGTATTTTCAAATGTTTCACCCACAATATTATTGTTTATACTATCTGATACATCAACTAATTTTTTCAAATTATCTGGTGTAAATACATAATCTGGATTAAAGTTACCATCTCTTAATACATAAAGTGTTCCACTACCTTTTAAAACGATAGAGTAGTGAGAAAATCTATTCTCTACTTTTTCTAATACAATGTGATATTCATCAGTTGTATGAACACATAAATGGAATTTAGGTGCTCGATAAATTCTGTTAAAGGTACTCATTCTATTTCAACTTTTCTCATTTTTCTTGATCGCATCATTTCCCTCGCATTTTCACCATCCACACAAATTACTCTACCAACATAATCAGCAATATCTAAACTATCTGGTATATCTTCGGGTATATTTTCTCGTAGTGTAATTTCTTTATCTTCTTGTTTCAAAACTTTATTATATCCATATTGTGCTATAGATTCTACTAGGTTTTGACTGTCAAAAGAAAAATCGCATGCTTCAGTAGAGATTGCCTTCGCTGGATATTCTGAAATAGGTTTTGGTGCATTTTGCCTACAATATCTTATCTTAACCTGTTTTGTTTCAGGTAAATATTTTTCTATTTTAAAAATCATTTTCATTGTTGCAACATTCCCCAAGATGTGAGTATATATTTGTCCTGTCCTATTGGTGGATTACCTCGATGAACATGTGTAAACCCTGCTGGCCATATAAGAACTGTTCCTTTAACTGCTTTAACTCTTCTGTTTTGATACAAGAACTCAGTCTCACCACCCTCTTTAACAGTATTAAGGTAAGCTTGTATAACAAATCTTCTCGTAGCACTTTCAAAGGAAGCATTTTCGTAATGCCATTTGTGAAAACCACCACCAATCGGAATTCTTTTTGCCTTTACATCATACAAAAGAAAACTAGATTGACCTAAAACACTATAATCTTGTAAGTAATTATCTACACATTGTTTGATAGAAGGTAAAAAATTTCTTACTAACTTATCAGATGAATTTAAATCAAAAGCGTCATCATTTGAAAAGTTTAAAGTTTCATGATCTCTCTCATGTAGATTATCATTTTCTCGTAAGACTAATCCTTCCTTTCTTAAATAATCAATGTATTCTATCCAGTTCTTACAATATTCAGGCGATAGAGCATTTTCATAAATTGAAATAAAATCAGTAAGCATAATAATTAATTAATCGAACCAATCGCAGTACCTCCATTTCTACCTCCAACATTTGCTGCGTCTATGTCACTACTGCTTTCAACACTTGAGTTGCTAAAATATATAGCTTTTCCGTTAGAACCTTTACTACCTTCTTCTCCTGGTGTGTTTTCATAACCCTTATTACGTCCTCTGATTCCTTTATCTCCATCTTCTGCATCTGCTTCAAAATCACCACCATTACCACCATCACCACCAGTTGCACCACCAGTTGCACCAGCATCACCACCTAGACCACCACCTTCAAGATCACCAGCAAAACCTGCCGTTCCATTTATCGGACCAGCTGGGGGTGTATTAGAACCATTGAAACCACCACTACCTCCTGCACCACCAGCACCAGCAGGGAGACCAGCTCCTCCTCCACCACCAGCACCAGATCGTCCGAAGTCAGTCATACTTTTGTTTGGGTTGTTAGATGCACCACTACCACCTCCTCCACCACCATATCCACATCTAATCACACCACCACTAGCAACACTAACAATCGCAGGATATTCAACTCCCAGTGCACTTGTTCCATTTCCTCCGTCATCAGCATTATTAGAATTACCTTGATTTGCTGCACCACCATCACCACCTGCTCCTGTTAGATATCCTGATGGACCAACATCAACCGAAAGATTTGTTCCAGTTGGCCACACTCCAGTTCTGAGTGCGACATCAGTCACATCTCCGTCTTTTCTACCACCAACAGTTTGATTAACGTGAACGATTATTTTTTTACCACCCTGCCAATCACTTGAACTTAAAACATAATTAGAATTTACAGATCCAAGTGGTCTTTGTCTGAATCCACCTACAACTTTAACTCTCTCTTCTTGATTTAAATATCTATAAGTGGCAGCCATTGTAAAATCATTTTGTGCTTGTTTATTTAAATTTTCTCTATCAGCATAATAATCAACTATCATATTTAATTGTTTACCACGAAATTGACTGAATCTGATCTCGCCAGAGTTTGGAATACCAGTATCAAGTGGAAGATTTAAATCACTGCCTGGTGGTGATGAATTTGATAATATTCCCGTTGTATTGTCTAATGTAATTCTTGATGGATCTTGTCTACGATATTGACCCAAACTTCTGCCTGGATTTTGACCAAATTCTGCCTCAATTTGACCAAATGATATTGAGTTTGGACTGGATGGTAATGTCATTTAATTAAGTTTCATTAACGTTTAACCAATTAGTTCCATTATAAAATCTAAGTTTATTTGTCTCTGTATTAAATACGAGTGCACCTCTCTGCATGCCAGTTAGAGCACTCTCCTCAGAATTATCAACGAGTGGTGGATACATGTATGCTCTATTCGCAAGTGATGTTCCTCCCAAATTTTTTCCTGCTTCAGCAAAATCAACCGCTGCTGTGGACAATGTTGTTCCAACACCAACTACATTTGAAATTGATACACCAGTATTAAATAAAGAATTTCCAAATACATCATCAGTTCCGATGCCAAGTTTACCAGCCGAAGTTATGAAAACTTTATTGTCGCCTGAGTTTATTTCAACAGGATTTGATCCAACACTACCATTAATACCTATTCTATCTGTATTGACGGTTGTTGATGTCGTTACACCAGTTACAAGTAAACCATCACTAAATGTTGATAGACCAGCAGAAATTATATGACCAGTAATATTACCAGTAACATTAGAATTTAATGATCCAGTGACGGTCAAATTTCCTGCAATGTCTACATTTTCTCCGAAAGTTGCAGCAGCAGTAATCTTTGCACTTCCAAGCACATGTAGTGTATTTTCTGGTAATGTGTTTCCAATACCGACACCCAACCTACCCGTGTCACCAGTCAAAGTCATCAATCGAGAATTGTTAAATCCTTTGTGCCAGAAAAAATCACCAGTGCTTGATAAATTGTTTGAATTAAGATAGAAGTTAATATTTCCACTATCAGTATTAATTAAATCTAGTGACGTTCTTGTGCTGTATGGAGACGTACCAGCATCCTCGTTACCATATCTTAATGCACCAAAGTGTGATGATAAACCAGATGTACCACCATCTAAACTTGCAACATTTAATTGATTATAAACCGATGCTCCTGTACTGATTGTTTCAAATTTTTCATTTCCATCTTGATATAATTTTACATTTCCAGTGTTAGCAACGATAAATTGTTTATCATTACCAGAATTTCTCACACGGAATGTGCTAGTTAATATTTTAAAACCTCCAGTGCCTTGTTCAGATAGAATACTTTGCTCACCATCATGAGATAAAATTAAATCTTCATCATCTCCAAAAACTACTGCTGCATTATCTGGAAAATATGCTGTCGTCCCAAATCCAACTGTCGCACCAACTCCTGTGTTTAGTTTGGTTGAGAAAGTTCCAGTGGTTACGGTAAATCCATTTGGAAAATCAGCAGCTGTATCGTTAAGACCCTTATAATCCGCGGCACTTGCAATACCTGTTACATTTAAATTATCATCAACTATAGTCTGACCTGTTGCAGAGTCGAGAGTTAAATTACCAGAGGAAGTATCAATTTCATTATCATCACTTATACCAATTTGTAGATTATCAATATAGGCTCCACCTTTTGCAGTGACCAATCCAATAAATGTAGAAATACCCTCAACTGATAATGTTTTTACTGATAAACTATTCGCAAATAATGTATCAGAGCTCGTTGTAATTCCAGTAAATGTTGTGACTCCAACAAATTTTGAGTCACCTAAGACATCTAATAAACTTGTTGGTGTTAAACTTCCAATTCCTACCTTTGCCGTGGTTGTTAATGAACCAACATTAGCAATAAATCCACCAGTCGCAATCGCAACTATATTTGTTAAACCAGACGCATCACCGACAAACTTAGTAGCAGTTATAATTCCACTGGCGGGATCTAGTGTAATTCCAGCACCAACTGTCATCACACCTACAACTTCTATATTAGTTACACTCGTAAATCCTGTGATTCTCGCATCACCAACTATCTTCGCATTACCTCTTACGTCTAAGTGTTTTTCTGGTATTGTGGTTCCAATTCCAACTAAACCAACAGAATTGACAATGAAATTACTATCATCGACCTGAACACCGTTTCTAAAATTAAATGATTTGGTATAATTTGCCATTACCTTTTTAGTTATTTATTAGGAGAGAGCATCTACTTTAGCAGATAATTCCTTGATCGCTTGTATTAAAACTGGCACTAATTTTTCATAACGAACTGCTTTAGTGCCATCAGATCTTGTCGTTGTGATACCTGGTAGGCCGAGTGCTTCAACTTCTTGTGCAATTACACCAGTATCTTTTAAACCACTTCCATGTGGTACTAGATCTGTGAGACCATTAGAACCATATTGCTCTCCTGTGTTCCAGGTAAATGTATTTCCACTTAGTGCATTTACTTTATCAAGTGCATTTGGTATGACAGTGATATTATCTTTAAGATTTCTGTCAGATGAACTAAATGCAATGATATCAGAACTAGCAGTGATGGTTCCAGTAACTTCAAGAGGTTTACTAATTTCAACTTTTCCACCAACGGCATCAAGAACTAGATTTCCAGATGAAGTATTAATTTTTTGATCATCTGAAAGACCAACTTGCACATTACCAAATGTTGCACCTGCACCAACAATGTCACCTGTTATAGTAATTCCATTAATGGTGGATTGTGCCCTAACTACGCCATTACTGTCTAATAATTGTGAACTGTTAATTCCATCTAACTGTGATCCATCACCTCTGTATGAGGTTGCGGATACAATACCAGCAACAGTTACACCATACCCAGTGGTTCTTAAACGTTCATTTC